CATGTTTGATATTCGCTACCAGTTAGCTCTAACAGATTACTTCGGGATCAACCGTGGTCTGGGAATGGCTAGTTCACTGGGTCTAGCTGGATATGACAGCACCATGAGATATATTAGCATGGTAGAACAATTCTTTAATCCAGAACACATTATCCACTTCAGTAAGGTCACTGATAGACTCATAATGGATACTGATCTAGCTAGAGATTGTTCCCCCGGACAGTATGTTGTTATTGAAGGATATGCCACATTAAATCCAAACAACTATCCAAAGATTTTTAACGACCGTTATCTGAAAGAATATGTCACTGCACTAATCAAACGACAGTGGGGAGCAAACCTATCTAAGTTTGATGGTGTTCAGATGCCGGGTGGTGTCACACTCCGTGGTGGTCAGTTGTATCAAGAAGGATCAGCAGAGGTTGCAGCACTTGAACAACGAATGCAATCCGAATACGAACTTCCACCACACTTCATAACGGGATAATATGGCACAGAATCCATACATCAGAGATGTTAATAATGAACAAAATCTTTTAGAGGATCTGAATGCTGAATTCATTCGTGCTCTCGGAAGAAACTGCTATTATATCCCAAGAACACTAAATGACTATGATCCAATATATGGTGAAGACACTAGGTCATCATTTGATCAGGCATATCTTATTGAGATGTATATGGAAAATCCGCAGTCTTTCGGTGGTGATGGAGATATCGTAGGAAAATTTGGTATTGACCTTAGAGATAAAGCAACTTTCAGAATAGCAACACGAACATTTGAACGAGAAGTTACCAAAAGAGATTCTACCATTGTTCGACCTCGCGAAGGTGATCTAATATACTTTGTCTTATCTGACAGTCTATTTGAGATAACCTTCGTAGAACATGAAAATCCACTCTATCAGTTAGGTAATCTGTACTCATTCCTTGCATTTAGTGAATTGTTTGCCTATAATAATGAAGATTTTAATACCGGGATATGTGAAGTCGATGAATGCTTTGCGCGAGCAAGAAAAGAACTTGCTCAGATTGTCACTGTTGGTGCGCCAACAGGAACTACAAATACGGTGTCTGAGTTCTTCGAGGGTGAAACTGTATTCCAAGTTGGTAACACGTATGGTGAGTATACTAACATTGATGAAGCCACTGCGAGTGCTCAAGTTATCAGTTGGGATAGTCAAACCCTACAACTAACCCTTGGAAATATTACTGGATCGTTTGTAACATCAGATACAACATCTGCGATTAAGGGAACCGAAAGTAACGCTGAAAGGTTTGTTGGTGGTACTGGCAATGCAGACTTCTTCAGCCAAATCAATAGCGAAAGCGAAACTCTTCAGGGTGACAATGAAGATTTACAATTAGAAGTCGAAAAAGATGATCTGATTGATTTTTCTGACACAGATCCATTTTCCGGAGGTAATTACTAGTGTTTCAATATTACAACAATGAATCGCTGAGAAAACTGGTCGTTGGATTCGGTAATCTTTTCAATGACATGTATGTTGCAAAATATGATAAAGACGGTGAGATGATTGAGAAAGACAGAGTTCCTCTGACATATGGACCGAAAGAAAAGTTCATAAGAAGAATCAAAGAAGTTAGTACAATCTCAGACACCACCAGAACACGTATCACTTTGCCTCGAATGGGCTTTGAGATGTTGGGTATGAGCTATGATCCAACCAGAAAAGCCAATAAACTAAGAACAACTAGTGGAACAATTTCTGATGGTAGTCAAGTATATAATTATGCTGAAGTTCCATATCTTATAAACTTTGGATTATATACTTTTACTAGAACAATTGAAGAGAATCTACAACTGGTCGAGCAGATTCTACCAATATTTGCACCAGAGTTTATTATCTCGATGAATTTCAGTGATATCAATAAAAGGGTAAATGTTCCTATTATTCTTACCAGTACAGGAATTTCAGAAATTTACGAGGGTGATTTTTCGGAAACACGAAGCATCACAACTACGTTCAGTTTCATAGCAAAGAGTTACGTATATGGTGAGCAAAAAAAATCACCAATTATCGAACAAGCAGATCTCAGATTCTTTGCAGAGGAAGATGTAGAAAATGCTGCACCATCAGGTAAACCTCTACCAGTACCAGAAACACCAGAAATTACACCAGCTCCTGATATCCCTGACGCACCGAGCTTTGGAACAGGTAACGAAATAATCGATGATGCAACTCCAATTGATCCAGTGGATGTATCAGATCCATCAAAACCTGCAATAGTATACCCCATAGGAAACACGTCAATCACAGATTCTACTGGCAATCTTGTAACAACTCCTGCAAACGGAGCGGGACCACTTGCAATAAATGGATATTATCCATTATACACCACACCAGAGTTAGCAGTTCTTGCAAGTCCAAGCCCTACATCGGTCAGAGAAAATGAAACAACTATTGGATACCACACTCACGAATTTGGTGATGTTACATATTACATGCCTAATGGGTTGGGTGCAGCCCAGTTTCACGGAAACTATGAGGGGCCCGGACTAAATATTGGATAAAGGTGAAATAATGAGTGATAAAATTTCGGAAGCTCTAGACACTTCATTCGAAGCAAAGAAACCAGAAGAAGTCAAAAAAGAGCTAATGCAAAGTAGAAAAGAAGTAAAGGTGGACATGGATGACTCAGAAAAAGACTACAACAAAATACGTACAAATCTTTACGAACTTCTTGGTGATGGTAAGGAGGCGATAGATGGCATACTTAAAGTGGCTTCTGAGGGAGATGCGCCTAGGGCTTATGAAGTCGTCGCAACACTCCTTAAAACAGTGGCTGATATAAACAAAGATCTTATGGATCTACACAAGCAGGTCAAGGATGTGAATAAAGACGAGACCGTGCATAATCACAATACAACCAATGCGATCTACGTTGGATCTACCTCCGAGCTACAGGATCTAATCAACCCTGACAGAAGTAGAAACAAAGAAATCATTGATGTTAATCATGAAGTGAAGGAAGATGACAAGTAAAAAGGGTGGATATTTAGGTAATGCAAACTTAAAACCGGCGGGGATTGGAATTGAGTTTACAAAGGAACAGGTCAAAGAGTACATGAAGTGTGCTCAGGATCCTATCTACTTCATCAAGAAATACGTCAAAGTCGTGTCTCTGGACGAAGGACTTGTACCATTCAATCTGTATGACTATCAGGAAGAAATTGTAAACGCTGTCCACAATAATAGATTTGTCATATCAAAGCTACCTCGTCAGTCTGGTAAATCTACGACTATGATCTCGTATATTCTCCACTATGTTCTATTCAATCAGAGCATGACGGTTGCGGTCCTTGCGAATAAGCAATCGACTGCGAGAGAAATCCGCAGCCGTCTAAAAATGGCATATGAGTACCTTCCCCTGTGGCTCCAGCAGGGAATCGTCGAGTGGAACAAGGGATCCATTGAACTCGAAAACGGCTCTAGAATTTTAGCATCCTCCACATCTGCCTCCGCAGTCCGTGGTGGTTCGTTCAACATGATCTTCCTTGACGAATTTGCACACGTTCCCCAGAATATCGCAGAGGAATTCTTTAGCTCTGTGTACCCTACAATCACCTCTGGACAGTCCACAAAGGTTCTAATGGTCTCGACCCCGAACGGACTCAATCTATTTTACCATTACTGGAGGGGAGCAACCAAACGAGAGGGTGAGAAGGGTAAGAACGAATACATCCCTATTGAAATCCATTGGTCACAGGTTCCCAAGTATCCCGGCGGACCTCTGAGGGACCAAGAGTGGAAAGAACAGCAGATAAAGAACACCAGTGAGCAGCAGTTCCAGACAGAATTTGAATGTGACTTCATTGGTTCAACGAACACACTGATCTCTTCGTCGAAACTACATTGTCTAAATTTCATATCTCCAATAGACAATAACAATGATGGTTTGATGATATATGAACAACCCAAAGAGGACCATCTTTATGTGATGGCTGTAGATACCGCTCGTGGTCAGGGTCTAGACTATAGTGCCTTTCTTGTTGTAGACATAACAACCAGTCCATATAAGGTTGTTGCGAGATTCAGGAATAATACGATTTCACCGCTTGTATATCCTACTGCCATTCGGAGTGTATGTGACAAGTATAATCAAGCATATTGTCTGATTGAACTCAATGACATCGGAGCACAGGTCGCGGATATCCTGTACCAAGACCTTGAATATGAAAATGTTCTACAGTCGGTATACAGAGGTAGAGCAGGACAGGTTATTGGTAGCGGTTTTGGTGGTTCACAATCTCAGATGGGTGTCAGAACTACGGGTCCGGTCAAAAAGCTCGGCTGCTCTGTCCTGAAAAGTCTGATAGAAAACGATAAGTTACTGATAGACGATATGGATATAATCCAAGAACTCTATACGTTTGTGGCAAAAGGTGCCTCATTTGAAGCAGATGATGGTCATAATGATGACTTAGTAATGTGTTTGGTGTTATTTGCTTGGCTCACCAGACAAGAATATTTCAAAAATTTGACTGATTTGGACATCAGAAAAGACATCTACGAAGATGAAATGAAAA